CTCCAGAACCTGTTGTGTCAAGAGGGATATAATGACTATAGAAAACATGAGATCTATCAGGATATACGACCAAGGATACCGGATAGCACTGCTCTACAAAGAGGGAAGAAAATATGACTATGCTATCACACTCAACACACCACTAAGAAAAACCAGACTAAAGAAGGGAGACTATGCTTATAAGATATTCAGTATCCCAGATTTCATGGTTAAACTAAAAGAACGGATACTCACTTCCAATACACAAGTAGCTAATGAAATAACGGAGCTTGTAGGGCTATGAGTAAAACTTTGTATTTCAAAGAAGGTGAAGTAGTTTTAAAAGAAGGAGAGCTGAGCTTTGAAGCTTACATCATAGAGTCAGGTGTAGCCAGGGTGACTAAAGGTGTACTGGATTTTGTCTTAGCTGATCTGGAAGAAGGTGAGATATTTGGTGAGATGGGTTGGCTTGACAGGAGTCCTCGATCAGCTACAGTGACTGCCAAAACTAGGCTGGCCATACGAGTACTTAAGGAAGAAGATGCAGTTCAGTTCATGACTCACAATCCTAAAGCCCTGCTTCCTATATTAAGAGTCTTGGGGTCAAGGTTACGTGAGACTATCAGACTAATAGAAAAATTCACTGGAGTAAAAAAATGGCATCAATTATAATACTGACTAGCCTAGTATTCTACCTAGCCACATTCGATATCTCAGAGACCAGCTACGCACAGAAAGCTACCTTCCTGACTATGCAGCAGTGTGAACAGGTGCAGTTGGAGGATCAGGTGTGTGTACCCAAGACGGATAAGACTGTGGGATTATTTGAGGAGATTAAATAAACTATGGAAGGACTAATAATAGCACTGTACATTTTAGGGTTACTAACATTCTGGTGCTGGATCATCTACTGGTTTAAATCTTAGTCTAGGGGGCTGATCGGGCCACAGTATTAGGACTGAGTTGTTGCGGATACTCTTTCGTGCTGAACCGCAACCAGCCCCATTTTTAATGAATTGCTACTTTTGGGGTAGCATATCAAAAAATAAATAAAAAAGAGGCTAAATGAAAAGAAATAAGTTAAATGGAACGAGATGAACTGATAGAGAGGGCTCAAGCCGCTCTTGCACTGGAAGCACGCAAATCAAGCACCTCTTTTTATAGATTCTGCTGTCAAATGCTCCCTGTTATAGAAGGACACGCCTCTAAATCGGGTAGTCCCCCTCCTAAACCGGCAGATCACCATCATTTGATAATAGATGCGCTGAATAAGGTAGAAAGGGGCGAAATTAAGCGATTAATGCTGTTTTTACCCCCAGGATCGGCTAAATCTACTTATGCCAGCGTCCTGTTTCCACCTTATTTTCTGGGTAAAAACCAAAGCAGGAAGGTTATCTCAACCTCACATGATACAGACCTTGCGGAAGGGTTCGGGCGAAGGATTCGGAAACTCGTTGATACGGAGGATTATCATCGGGTTTTCGGTCTGGAGCTTGACCCCGGTTCCAAAGCGGCTGGGCATTGGTCTCTTAGAAAAATACAGGATGGTGATGACGAGGATGTTTCACGTGAAACAATTTTGAACGAGTATTGGGCTATAGGTATACTGGCATCGGTTACAGGCAGAAGATGTGACCTGCTTATTATTGACGATCCAATAAGAGGAAGAAAAGATGCTGACTCTGAAACTATCAGGGGAGCCACTTGGGAAGCGTATAAATCAGATTTTCGTACTCGACTCAAACCAGGATGCCCAATTATCTATATTGGGACAAGATGGCACGAAGATGATCCGGCTGGACGCATTCTTCCAGAGGGTTATACAGGAGAATCCGGCAGCATTTTTGGACGGGATGGAGAACTCTGGGAAGTAATATGCTTACCGGCTGTCGCAGAATCACCGAAAGATCCATTAGGTAGAAAAAAAGGAGAACCCCTCTGGCCTGAATGGTATTGCAGGGAAACGGAGAATTGGTTCGATCAGGAAAAACGCACACAGGGGCCAAGAAACTGGGCCGCTTTGTTCCAGCAACGTCCTGCACCCGAGGAGGGAGATTACTTCCAACGGGACTGGTTCCGATACTATGAAACCGCTCCCAATGATCTTACGTATTACGGAGCTTCAGATTATGCTGTTTCTACAAAAGACGATGCCGATTTTACGGTGCATGGTGTGTGTGGTGTTGACCGGGAGGACAATATCTATATCGTGGATTGGTACAGAGAACGGGTGGATTCAGAAAGATGGATACATGAACTTCTCTATCTGGTGAAAATATGGAACCCGCAGGAATGGGGGGAAGAAAAGGGCCAGATACTCAGAACCATTGACCCCTTTATTAAGAAAAAAATGCAGGAGAATAAAGCATATGTTTATCGCAAAGGATTCGCATCAAGTATGGATAAGGTCAGCAGGGCTCAATCTATTCGTGGACGTATGGCTGAAGGTAAGGTCTTTTTTCCTTCTAACGCTCCGTGGTTGGAAACTCTAATATCAGAATGCCTGATGTTCCCAAGCGGAAAACATGACGATCAGGTTGACGTTTTATCATTGTTTGGTAGAATGTTGCTTGATATGGTGTCTTCTGTTCCTAAGAAAGATGTGCAAGAGGAACCCCTTTTTGCGTGGAACCAAACCGCAACGGGACTTAGAAGCAATAAGACATTTGACGAGCTTAGAGATGGGAAAACCAGAGAAAGAGAAGAAGAAGAATCCTGGTGGTAGTGACATGAAGAATCCTGGTGGTAATTATATGTGTAGCGTTTGTGGTATGATTATTCCGAGGAGTATATTAAGATACTGGAGAGATACCGAAGTATATTGTGGTCCTATTTGCAGTATGAAGGGATATAACCAGAAAAATAAGGAGAATGACCAATGGGTATAACGACTAATTCTTTCGTTCCCCATACCAAGGCGTGTACCGTTGTTCAGGCAGTTTCCAGTACAATAGCCCACGCTGCCCTGACAACCATACCGGGGGATCTTTATGATTTTAATGTCATACTGACCTATTTTGGTACGGCTGGGGAACCCGCATTTTTCTCATTAGGATCGGTAGCGGGTAGTGCCTCTGCTAATGCGGATATGTGTATTCTTGCAGGGCAAACTCTGGTAGTGGAACGAGGACGAGCGACACATCTTAATGTTATCGCATCGGCAGATAAAACAGGTGTCATCTATGCTACGACTGGCTTGGGTGATCCACAAGCGGCAGGAGGTACTTTATGAAAAACGTGCCAACAGGACAGAATAAAGGAATGGTGGGTGGTAAAAATCATGGTATGGGACTTGGACAGGCGAGAGGTGTGCAGCATACTCCTGTCCCGACACAGGGTGATGGTTCGTGTCTTAAAGGAACAAATCATGGAAACAGGGTTTATAAAACCCCAGCCGGAAAGAACAGCCTGAAACATTCCGGTAAGAGCAGCCAAAAATACTAAGGAGTAGGTAATGCCTCAAGTTGATTCTGGTATGGCCTATGAGACTGGCTCTGCTGAACGCCCAAAAGATTTTAATGATACGAATGAAAAGGGAATATCAGCAAAGTACCTTATAGAAGAGTACGATCTTGCCATGAAGCGCACCAAGGACTGGCACGCTGACGCTAACGAGATTGTAAAGCGGTACTTGTCAACCAGTACAAGCACCAATCGCGGGAAAGGCAGACATACCCACAATATTCTGTATTCTAATACAGAAACGCAACGCCCTTCTCTGTATAACGAAAAACCGATCCCAGATGTCCGAAGACGGTTTAGAGATAAAGACCCCGTAGCAAGACGTATATCCGAAATAGCAGAAAGATGCCTGTCGTTCACTATGGACGATTACGACTGGGATGGTCTGGCCTCAGATATTGTTCTGGACTTTCTTCTGGTTGGCAGGGCTATGGTCCGGATTAGATACAAGGCCGAGTACAACGAAGTCCCTGAAGAACTGGAAGAGCTTTTTGATTATGGGGCCGGAATGATTCCGGAGGGTGCGGAGTTTGACGAAGACCGGCAAGTACACTTTATGAGGCATGAAGCTTATGATGAGGTGTCTGATGAGAAGGTATATTGTGAACTGGTTCAATGGGACAGGTTCCAGCATGGTAGCGGCAGGGTATGGGAGGAATTAGACTGGATTTCGTTTGACCACTATTTCACCCTGGATGAGTTTGATCAGAATTTCCCAAAATACAGGGAGGCCAAAGACCTCCAGTTTGGAGATTCACTGGAATGGAATAAGTACAACGGTCAAAACAAGACTGTATACGACCAGCGTAAAGATGCTTCTGTATTAAAGAAAATCAAGATCATCGAGTTCTGGTACAAACCTACAAAGGAAATATTTTTTGTTGCGGAAAAAGACAAAAAGATAGTCAAGAAGGAGGATGACAAGCTGGAGATAAAAAATTTCTTCCCCTGCCCAAAACCTGTTTACACTATAGATTCTACATCCGACTTGGTTCCTGTTCCAGAATTTATGATCTATAAAGATCAGGCAGATGAGTTGGATAAGGTAACTCAAAGAATCCAGAAAGTAGTACAGGCAATTAAAGCGAGGGGGGTTTACGATCCTTC